AAGAAACAGAGGCTTTAGATGAGGAGGTATCAGAAGAGAAAAAGGAAGAAAAGGAGGAGAAAAAGCCACATGAAGAGAAACTAGTTATAGAGGAACTAGAAGAGCCAAAAGAATCAATAAAATTCAATGATATTGATCAAGCAATAGGAATCGATAAAATTATAGAAGAAATAGAGGCACCAAAGACAGAAGAAAGATTAGAGCAAATAAGTAATGAGAGACATGAGGCAAGGAAGTTAGAAGAAATGGAAGAAGAGGATGAGGATGATAAAATAAAGATTGGTGAAAAGATAAGCTTAGGGGATTTAGATGTGCATGATTTAGATAAGCCAAAAGAGATAAATAAGGCTCCTTTAGGTTTAGAAGAAATAGAAATATTGACATAATTTCGTTAGATTTATATTAACTTTATTTCAAGTTAATACAAATGAAAGAAAGTTTTATTTATTCTTTAGCAATTTCGGTTGTTTTCTTTTTATTTAAGTTTTTAGAGATGAAATTTTTACCTGAGGATGAGAAGAAACCATTAAAAGTTATAATTAAAGAAACTCTATTAGTGTATTTTGCAGCAGTAACAGGAATTATGTTATATAGTCAATTTGATGTAACGGATTTAAAAGGAGGAAATAAAGCAACTATGGCATTTGTAGATAATCCATCATTTTAAATATTTTTAAAAAAATGATAAAAATATTTAAGAATTTTCATTGGCTAGATTGGGTATTAAGTCGAGATTTATAATTTTGGTTTTCTTATTAATAGATTTTTTACTAGTAATAAATTTTTTAAATATATCATTGGATAATTGTTCTTGGGGAATAGCATTATGAATGGAACGGGCAATCATTTTATACAGCTTAAATTCAGGGTATCTTTCCTCTCCATCGTTTTTATATAAAATATTTCTTCCTTTATCGTCTAATAACCAACTGTAAATTAGTGCAGCAATTTTATTTTTCTTTATAATTTGTTTAGTTTCAGTAACATCTTCAATAAAAAAATCAAATATACAACATGCTAATCTACACAAATCAAAACTAGGATTTGGTTCTAGACGGGGTTTATTGGAATCAAAATAAGGTTCACAATTATATTGAGAAGCAGCATCTCCTTTTGGATGAAAGCTATCGCTACACATAATTTTGCCATTATATTTATAAATTGCTCTTCCATAATCAATAATTTTATAAAGTTTACCGTATGTTGGCACTTTATAATAAACGCCATTAAAAAGATAGTGTAAAAATTGTTTATCTGTTGGAATAAACATAATATTATTTGTATGTAAATCATTATGAGTAAAGGAAAAGGTTTTTTGATAAACGGATAAAATAATAATCACTTGAAATAAGCAGGAAATCCACTCATTATTGTCAATTAAATTATTTTCCATTAAAAAATCGAGTGTTTTTTCACACTTTTCCAGACATATTACTTGAATTGGGAACTCATTAATTTTACAATAAACATCTTCTTCTTCATCATCAGAACAATCAGAAGATTCAGATCCCTCGGGATACTCCTCGTTATTATCATCATTATCAGAATCTTGTATAATAGTTGTATTGGAGCTTTTAGAACTACAAGATGAATCATCTGAATCATTTTTCTCAGGTAAAATTGTATTATAAATACATACTTCACTTAAATCAACAACAATAGGATTATCATTTTCAGATGTGAATAATTTAAAATCAATTTCAGTTAAGTCATCTGTATTAATTAATTCCAATTTTTCATTAATAATTAATTTTTTTTTATTATTTCTTGAGTCAATGTTAAATATATTTTCATATTCTTTATTATCAATAAAAAATAGTTTATTTGTATTTTCATGGAAGTAATTACTTTCATTTAAATAGGAAAAATCATCAACAATATTATATAAAAAATTATTTTGTATTCCTAAGTAAGAACCATAATAGTCAATACCATGTATAAAGTTATGATGATGTAATAATTGACTTGATAAATAAGTAAAAAATCCATCTACATAGGAATTGTTATTTTTGTCAATTAATTTAGGAATACATTGTTTATGATTAAATAAATTGGGTAATGTAGTAATAGAATTAAAAGAGGAGTCATATTTACCCGTTAAAAGTTTAAGAGGATCTAGTAAAGGAGAATACTTACAAAAAACTTCTGTTTTTTTAAGATTATTGGAAATATCTATAATTTGAGCATTAAGAATATTACGGGATTGAGTATTGATTAAAGAGTGTAAATGATATTTATGATTTAAATTAATGCTATTAAAATTAGATTCATTTAAAGAAAAAAAAGATTGATAAAGGGGAATATAATTTTGTAGAGATTTCAGTTCTAAATTGGAGTTTTCTAATTCCCTAAATAAATGTTCATTTTTATTTTTTTTATAATACAAAGAAAAAGACATCTTTATATCAATAATCTAAATTTTAAAAAACATTTAAACTAATTTTTCGTAAATCATTTAATTTTATTTTCTTAAAAAATAATAGTTATGACTTTAGATTTAAAGAAGTTTGATATGAAAAATATTAGTTTCCGTCCAGATGAAAATAAAGGTCCTGTTATTGTTTTAATAGGAAGAAGAGATACAGGTAAAAGTTATTTAGTAAGAGATTTACTATATTATCATCAAGATATACCTATAGGGACAGTAATATCTGGAACTGAAGCAGGAAATGGTTTTTTTAGTGCTCATGTGCCAAAATTATTTATACATGATGAATATAATTCAGCAATTATAGAAAATATACTTAAGCGGCAGAAGACAGTTTTAAAGCAAATAAAAAAAGAAATGGAAGCATATAAGCGGACAAATATAGATCCGAGGGCTTTTGTGATATTAGATGATTGTTTATATGATAATAAATGGACAAAAGATAAATTAATGAGGTTATTATTTATGAATGGAAGGCATTGGAAAATAATGTTAGTAATAACAATGCAATATCCATTAGGTATACCTCCTAATTTAAGAACAAATATAGATTATGTATTTATATTAAGAGAGCCATATATAGCCAATAGAAAGCGAATATGGGAGAATTATGCGGGAATGTTTCCGACATTTGAATCATTTTGCCAAGTAATGGATCAATGCACAGAAAATTTTGAATGTTTGGTAATAAATAATAATGCAAAATCAAATAAATTAAATGATCAAATTTTTTGGTATAAAGCACAGAATCATAGCAATTTCAAATTGGGTTCAAAAGAATTTTGGGATTTATCGAAAGACATTAATAGTGATGAAGAAGATGAATTATATGATCCTAATAGTGTGCAGAAAAAAGGAGCTGGTCCAAAAATAAGTGTGCGAAAAAATAAATGGTAAATTCTTTAAGTTATTTTAATATATATATTTTAAAACAACTTAAAAAAGATGATAAATATCAAGTTTTTGTAATAAATCTTCATTTATTTCCGATATTTTTATAGGTAAATTATTTTTGAATAATTTATAATCTAAATTACTATGATATGGTTTATTATCGTTCTTTAAATAAATAAGATTATGATCAATTGTTTCATAATAAGTGTCTTCGCCATAATATATTTTTAAAACACATTGCACTACATCTTTATTACACGAATTAGTAATACTAGTTTTATCTCTATAACGACTATAAAAACTAAGAGTTCCATTCACTTTACAATTATTATTATAATCTCTCGAAATCAAAAAAGATTTTTCTAATCGATTATCATTATAAAATGAAGTAAAGGAGGGATTAGAAAGTAATAAAGGGTATATTAGACTTTTAATCTTCGGAAGCATATGTATAATAACAATACAATTCAATCTTTATTTATTTTTTTTTTAAATAGTTAACCCATTTTTCATATTCTTCGTCTTTTTTTATTTTCTTTTCTAATTCTCTCTTTTTTACTATTTCTCTGTCTCGTTTCATTTGTTCAAATATTCTTTTAACACAATTTTCATAACGAATATGTTTAGGTCTTTGTAATTGTTCTTTTTTATATTCTTCAATTTCTTGGAAATGTAAATTAACCATTTCATGATGAAATTTGGAATCTATATTTGTTAAATC